TCACGCATACCATTTTTCTAAGTTTTCGAATTCCTTGACAACATCATCATAACCCAGCCAATTCAATAGATCGCATAGGATTTTATCCGCTTGGTTATGCGCCGCCTCTTTATCAGGATTTGATTGTAATTCCTTTAATTGATTGGCTATATACATCGATGTTTCATTGTTTGGCAGTTTAGGCAAGGGCATCCAGTGAGTCACTTTGGGGCTATCTGTTTTAAAAGTGTCTAAGGCGTATATGTCAGTTATCCACGTTGTAAAAAATTTTGGGTCGCATTTTTTTACTAGATCAGAATACCACCCTTTTTCAATGGTAGTATCGCCATTCTCCCACCTACAACACAATAAAAGATTTGGCTCTTCGTATTTAACTTTTGCATCAGGAGCTACGCTTGGCAATCTATCACTACACTTAATCCATCCACTCATACTTTCTCCTTTGGTGGTTGTGGAAGAGGCATCCAGTAGGTAATATCTTCGCCAAACTCCCAATCATGATTAACAACCCAAGAAAATATAATATTTTCGTCAGAAGTTAATGCCAAAACTCCATCACTGCAACCATCATCGTCTAGCTCAGGCATTCGCTCGCTACATTTAATCCACTTGCACATACTACCACCCACTAACCACTAAACAATCAACTTCACCCATTAAGCCATAGTTGATTTTTAATGTATAGCCTTGTTTTTTAATTCTTTCGTGTAATGCTTCATCATCAATTCTTACATTATCAGGCAATAAGTCTTGATAAATACCAACCTTATTTTCTTTCATAAAATTAGCCTTAATATGAAGATCAATCTTTCTTAAAGCCTCATCGTATTGTTTGCTTTTCAATTCTTTTAAAGTTGAAATAGGTGTTAATGGTTGATTGTTTTGTAACGAATCATAATATTCTGATTTTTGAACACGTCTCAACTTATCTTTCTCTTCAAACTCCTTCTGTTTAATTTCACTCTTCCATTCTTCTTGCATTTTCCAATCTGTAACGCTCATAATTCCACCTTATTCTAATTTGCTTTTCATAAAATCAACCCATTTTTGAGCATCTTCTTTTGTACGAAAGCATTGACCATTTTTGGCTGAAAGACTATCAAAAGGATTAATTTCTGCGTATTTACGCATATGCTCAATAGCTCTGCCGCAAATATAGTAATATGAATCACCATTTATCGGCTTAAACGGCTTAGGTAAATCTTCAATGCTAATCTGTTTTTTTGTCTGTTTCTTTGGCTCTTCCCACATTCCGATAACATCATCTTGATCAAATAAATTTTTACCATCTAAAAGCCAGTTAGCTGGGTAACAGTCATTTTCTTTACAATCAGACATAACAAGTCCATTCAAAGGTCGTCTGTTTGCGTGTTTTAATAATTCAGGGTATCTACTTAAATCATAGAGTATGTATGCCTTTCTTCCGCAAGCAAGTTTCACAGGCTCACCATTTAAAGCCGCATCTAAGTTAAATTCTTTCATTTCCTTTCTCCTAAAACAAAAGGCGCTCACTTGGAACGCCTATTGGATTTGTTAAATATTGATTTACTGCTTTGTATATATCCACTATTAATTCAAGTGGAATGTTCGATCTTTCATTGTATGATTTTGAAAAATCCTCCCATTGTTGCTGAGGCTTTGATTTATGATTGTTTCGTAATCCAAGATTAATATTACTCTTAAATCTTGTTGGTTTACGCAAAGGGTAGTTATACAAGTTATAGTGCGCCAAATTATCAAAAGGAATCTGAAAATTGAGAATATCATTTACATAATGCCAAATCTTGCTGCTTGCTGGATTTTCTATTACATAAACTTTCGGATTGTAACGTTTGATAATCTCGATTGTATTGTAGATACAAAGTTCACCATTAATGCGGTTTAGGAAAGAGCGGTCATACTTAAATTGGACGTGCGGTAAATCATAATCCGCACGACTTCTTACTGTGAATTTTGATAACTCACGATTTACTGCGCCAGTTTCCTGTTTCCAACTTGCATTTCCTCCCCACATCGCACTTGCAACCGACCAACTTTCACAAGGCGGACTAGCTATAATCAAATCAGGTTTAGGCAATTTATCAAGCTCATCGAATAGCTTGTTATCGCCAAACATACGACTATAATCAGCTAAATTAAGATTAATAAAATGGTTATTTTTACTCTCAATATCTATGCCAATAGGGTATATTTTGACTGACTGACTGACTGACTGACTGACTGACTGACTGATTAAATAGCTCTGCACCTTTCGTATAGCAGCCGTTACCGCTATCGAACAATGCCCAAACAATCATATCAATCACCTTTTTTACGGTTTAGTTTTTCCATACTAACAACTGGCAAAACATCAACCAATGGACGTTGTAAATTCTTCCGATGTTCCGCATCAATGTTTTCTTTTGCCCATTTTATAAAGCTTTTTAATACGGTTTTAATTGATGAATTTTCTACAATTTGCTCGCAATGCTCTATAATTTCATTTCTCATCTCGCTATCCATTAAAATCCAATACTCCTTGGTTTGTTCAATGGCATATACTGCTGCTGTTGCTGGTAGGGATATATTTATGGCAAAGTATGAGCCAAATATCATTTTGAAAAATGAATAAGGGATGCCAACTTTAATCTCATTCATTCTCACGCACTCCGCACAATGAAATGCCACCTTTCATAACGCACTCTTTATTATTGCTCGCCTTATAAAGCCCTCCGGCAAGAGTAAAATAATTTGCGGCATCAATATAATGATCGGCATGGCTTGAATCTCCATTCAAGATTCTCACTTGTTTTGCATTAGCCATTGTTAAACCATAAAATTTAACATTGCTAATTGTGCCAGCTAGCCATTTCTCGACAACCGGGCGCATTAGTTGTGCAAAATCTTGCGCACCCTTTTCAAAATCGCCATGCGTATTTTTTCGCTCTTCTAAAATTTCTTCTGCTGTTTTCATAGTGCAACCTTTAATCCATTAAATTCAACTGATAGCTCATTCAATAAGCCTGAAAGCACGTTGGCCATTAAGATAAAATCAGCGTAAAAGCGTTTGCCAATTTCTTCTTTTGAAATATCATCATTTTGCTCTGTGATGCGGTCATAGAATTTCAACCGTTTTAGTGTTCCATCGTCACGCAAAACAAATTTGAGATTGTTTTCCCATTCAAGAGCAAGTTTCGATACAAGCCCTGATTGTGCAAGCTCCACAATATCTTCATCGAGCAATGATTTATTTTTGCAACTGATTACGCCAAGATCGTTTTTCTCCCGAATCTCAGCCTCTTCTAATAAGATTAACCAATTAGGCTCTTTATCTGCAATCCACTCAGTCATCACCTCGCAAGGTGCTGTATTAAAGTTGAGCGGGATAACTGGAAGTGATCCTAGTGATTTACGCAATAACGCTAGGGCATCTTCAGCTAATTTTGATGATGCTGCATCAACGTAAATCAGATTTGTTTTTAAATCGATGAAAAGTGCGGTAGATTTAAACTTGGAAAATGCCTGAGAGATTAGTGATGCAACAACATCATCTCTTAATGATAGGCGCTCAGTTTTCTTTAATTTTCGCTGTTCTTTTTCTTCAAGTGCCGCAATTCTGATATTTAGTTCTCGGTTGATCACATCTACCGGCAAAATCTTTTCTTCACGTTTAGCCATAAGCAAAACTTTGTTATCTGCAAAATAGGCTAAATTGCCATCTGTTTATAACGGTGCAGTCCAACCGAATCGGCTAATCTCAGACGGTTCGCACGGCGTAAATTGGCATTCTTTTAGTTTTGATTCGATTTCACCGAAGTCAATGTTCTTTGTTAGTTGATAAATGATCGCATTTTTAAACCACATTTTTACTCATCCTTGTAAATTTAAAGGCCACTATTTAGCGGCCTTATTTTTGTTAGTGTAGTTGATTATTTCTCTAATTCGCTCACGAACACGCTCAATCTCTAAGTAGAGAGCTTGCTCTTGTTTGTAAAGCTCTTTTAGTTGTTGCTCTATATTTTCGTTATCCATTTCACCTCCAATTAGCGGAATAGTTGGCCGCACTGTATAGAGTGCAATATTCTTTCAGGTGTTTCTTTTACGTTTATGCAATTATCATCGTTTGAATTTAATGTTGTTATTACGGTTGCGCCATTATAAGTATTTAAGCTAACGATGGTTTCTGCATTGATGAATATTTCTCGTTCATCTAAAAGTGTTAATTTAATAAAATTAGCCATATTTCCTCCTAGAATGGTTGTTTCTATGATGTATTTTTACATAATTTATGTATATGGAATTCAAAATGGAATATTGTCATCAAAAGCATCCATTGGCGGCTCAGATTGTTGAGGTTTAGATTGTGCTTTTTGTTGTTTATCTTGCTGTTTAGACGGTTGATTTTGTGCGGCATCTTGGTTTCTACCGCCTAGCATTTGAAAGTTATCGCATTGGATTTCAGTGGAGTAACGATCTTGACCGTTATTGTCTTGCCATTTGCGAGTTTTTAAGCGCCCCTCAACATATACTTGAGAGCCTTTATGTAGATATTGAGCGGCGATCTCGGCTAGTTTTCGATAAATGACAATGCGATGCCATTCGGTCACTTCTTTTTTCTCGCCTGAGTTTTTATCCGTCCAGCTTTCACTTGTTGCCACGCTGATATTTACCACTGATTCACCATTAGGCATAGTGCGCACATCAGGATCATTGCCTAAAAAGCCAACGATAATTACTTTATTAATTCCAGCCATATTTACTCCATAGATTTATATGCTTTTAATGTTTTGATAAATGCGGGTATTTCCTTGTCAAACGCCGCCATTAATTTTTCATCTCGCTCAACCGTAAAGAGATAAAACGGTTGTTTTTGATATTCAGGGCAATAACTCACAAAATCCCATGTTTTATATCCAGTCACCCATAAATTTGCTTGTACCTGGATAACATACTCAGACGGCACGCCTCCGTTGATGATGTATTGAATATGCGTACTCATTTTCGGGCATTTAATCTCAAGCCCTTTTTTGAGTTCAGGAATCAATCCATCAGGACTAACCATCAATTCTTTTTTCTCGTTTAGATATACGCCGCCAACTTGCTTGACGGCGTTTCCTGTAAGAAATTCATAAGCAGAGCGGGCAAGCTGCTCAAGCTGATTGCCTCGCTCCATAAAAGCTGATTTATATCCGCTATCCTGTAAGCCAAGGATGCTTTCTTCAATCAACTCAGACATATATTTGATTTGCGAGCTTGATTTTTTACCTGTTGGCGTAACGATATTCTCGATCCCTGTTGCCGTTGGAATACCAAGTCTTGCCGTTAGCCATTCTTCAGTTCCTTGCTCGCAATCAAGTGTTATTAGTCCATCTATCATAAGGGAATATCCTCATCATCTTTGGCTTGTTGCTCATTTAGCTTGTTAAGCAATCTATTAATTGCATGTTCAGCATTTGATTTTGTGATTTTTTCAATGCTTGGCACATTTCCAGCCGCCGCCAATAATCCCATAAGATTTGAGCCTGTAACTTCAATCAAATTTTCAATTTCTTTGATTTGTTCAGGAGTGATTAATTCTACCGATTGAGTGTCAATCACCGTTGTTCCACTGTCAGGCGTTGCAGCGCCATGCTGATTGATAGGCTCTTCATTTACTTCATCAGCAGTAATTACGCCACCTAATTCATCGGGGAATGCTTTACGCAATGCGCCAGCCTCAGCGCATTTCGCTAATTGGCCTCTAGGGCGTTTGCTCCACATAGAATTAGGCTTGCCCTCTTTTGTTGTTGCGCAAGCCTCAGAAAAATATTCTGTATGGGAAAATGCGCATCGTTCATTATTAATGAATCGATAGACGGTAACTCTGCACCATTCAGGAGCCTCTATACCTCTGAATGTAACCGTATCACCAAAAACTGGCTCATCTTGCCCAGCCATTTGACCAGTGCGAAATGCTGTAATGCGCTGCTCGTAAATACCTGGCATAATCACATCACGCCAGTTTTTATTGCCTGTTTTTGCATCTGTCACTGACATTGGCACGATATGACAAGGCTTTTTAAGAATATCTAACTTGCGAGCTTTGCAATAATCTACGGCAAGCAAAATACTTTCATCCTTTGCGCCAGGAAAAACGCTATTTTGCAAAGTTGTCCAAACTGCGGTATCAATATTGCGTTCGGTTAGGGCTGTTTGAATGTTCGCCGGTAATGTATTCATTTTGTTGTTCCTTTAATTAACTTTCTTGAGTGTTACATTGTCACCGTATTGCTCTTTAATTTTACGAGCGAATGATACGGCATCGTTCAACGTTCCTGAGAATGCGATTCTGACTTCAAAATGTTCAATAGCATCACCAGGCGACAATTCTTGTGCTTTTAACGTTTCACTTCCCATGTTTTTTTCTTTGCAAGAAGATTGGACGGCTTGCGTTTCAGCTTTTACTTTTGCCTCTTCTTGTGCTTTAGCCTTGATTTCTAATTCACGCTTTTGCTCATCATCAATTCGTTGTTTAATGATTGGTGCTAAATCTTCTTCACTTGCAATTAACTTGATCGCATCGGGAAATAGATAGCTTGATTTAGCAGTTAGCTGCTCAAGGCGTTCAGTTAAGCGAGTGACTTCAATAGTGATCTCGCTAATGATTAGGGTTTTCTCAGCATTTACGGCTTTCATTAGGCCTGAGATTGAGCTTTTACGTTTTGCGCTTTCTTCAATCCGACTTGCGATCTTATGCTTTGGAATGTTCTCTTCTAGCGCAAGCGATACATCGCTTGTTTTTGCTAGTTTGTGGCGAATATCTGAGATTTCGGCAACCGCATCATCTACGATCTTAGCTTTAATTTCAGATTCTTTGATTTTGACTAATTTATCTCGAGCCAATCGCTCTTGTCTAAAACGCTCGGCAATGCTTTCGGCTGTTTCAACAAGTTTTTTAATATCACCGCAAACGGCATTTTTGATAGCCAATCTTGTTTTATCCTCTAATTCTTTAAGGATTTTTACTTCTTCTTTTGCTGCCAAGAAGTCATCATCAGTTTCAAAATTGCTTGTTAGGGTAGAGATAAACGCATCCGCTTGTTTCTCAAAGTCTGCAATATTGGTTGTTAAAACTTTGCTTTCTGTTGATAGGATCAACTCAAATTTTTCTGTCATTTTTATTTACCTTAAATTTAAATATAACCACGTTTATAATCTTCTTCTTTTTGCGCTATGCGATTTTCAGCAAGTTTTTTTACTGCCTCATCTCTCAAGTTTTTAAGAGCCGATTGATTACATAAGAAGATATTGATCCAAGCGTTATCGTTTTCCTCCATAAGCTCAGAAAACTCGCATAAGGTTTGGCTATCTCCACTTTTTATTTCTCTTTCTATATCGCTAATTTCATTTTCTACTGCACGCTCATAGGCATCGTATTGTTCTTGCGCCTTGTCATAAGCGGTAAAACTAGCCATTTCCCATTGTCGTTGCATCGTTTCCATTTGGAATACCTCTCAATATGTCAAAGTAAGAGCATAAATCCTCGTATTTAAATGTTCTCACCCAATGACCTCTGATTAATTTTTTGCCTCGAGGCTTGATTTGGCGATAATAAATCGCTCGCTCGATTGTGGTTGCGTGTACGCCAAAAAGACGATGAATCTCAGTAAGTTGAAATTCAGTTTGGCGCTCAGATTCAGGCTGTTGATTGCGCATTTCGTTGTGCTCATCAAAACGTTTTAAATAACGCATCTTAGCCTTTGAAATACGCTTAACTAATGTTGGCTTGGTTGCTAGTCCAGTTTTCGGTTTTGAGCGGCGAGCGAGCTTGTTATTGCGCCATTCAGCCGTATTTGCTTTTAACTCTTCACGCTCTCTCTTTCTCGTTTCAGCTAGTTCTACTGATTGATAATTAGAAGAGTGCCACCATACTTTTCCATTAACTCTTTCAACAACATACCAGCCACCTTTCGGATCTGGCTCTATCTTAATTTCTACTTTTGCCTTTTTCATGATCCAATTCCTTTTGTTTTGTTGCGGTAAAGACTAGAGCCTCTTGTTTAGCTGGCTCTGTTAAATTTGGTTGATATTGCCCGTGTTCGGCAATCCATTGGATTCTTGCTTGTTCAAGCTCTAATGCTGTTGGTTCGCTTGCTTGTGCCGCTAGAGCAGTTAGCATCGTCATAACAACTAGGCAGACTGAAAGGATAGTTGCGATTACATAAGCAGTGGTTTTAAGAAAATTGATTAACTTGTTCATAGTTTCACCTCGTATGGTTAATAAGATATTGGTTAAAAAAATCCCTCCAACGTCAAAGTGTGAAAGCGAGTGGAGGGCATAACCAATCAAAAGGAGATTTTTTTATTATGAAAAACGCTGTTTCCAGCTAGAGCCGCTCTCGATTCCATTCAATTTTCAAGAAGATTGGGCGATTCCATTCGCATTTTGAGAACGGCTTTAGCTGGAGGCTCTCCAGGATTTGAACCCTGTGTCATTTTTCATAACGCTACCGTTTTTTGTACCGTGTCAGTTTCCACAACCGACCAAACAAAGAGCCGTTAAAGCGTGCGTATCTATCATTCACAATAGTTTCACTAGCCATTGTTTCTCTGTACGTCAGCACGCTTTAATTTGGCTGCAAATTTACTTGCGCAGCCAGGCAAGTACATCTCTAGGCATCCTTGCCTATATTTGCCAATCGACCACTTGACAAATAACCATCTCAATATGGATTTTAAATTAAGGTAAAAAATTAGCTAAATAGATGATAAAAGTCCCTTGATTACATGATCCACCTCCTTGTTTGCTATCTATTTGCTCTTTATGTCAAAACACACTAAATAGAATGTACTTTGATATAAATGCCGTCTTTCCGGCTGTCACACTTAGCTGTGTTTGCTTTATCCTTGCAATCCACGGGCTTGTCCCATCTTTCCCTGATTGCGGTCGTATCTTCTTTGAGATTGCTTAGGATGATAAGCAGCGCTGCCACTTGGTAATTTAATAATCTGCCAACCGCATCTCTTCGATTAACACGCAGTACAGTTTTCTGCTGTGGGGTTACGCACCTTAGTCCAGGTGCAACTTATCATCCGCACGACAACTAAATTTTAAAAGAGCATCGAGATATTTGTTTATGTGTATCTCGTTTTGATGGGTGCATCATGTACCTTTAGTTCATATTAGTCAAGAACAAAAAGTACATATTTTAGATAAAATGTACTATTTGTTCATAACAGGTTGATTTTCAAATAAATAAATTTTAAGGAAATGTGTTTGATTGCTTATTTTTTAGTCAATCGCAAAGTAAAATTTGTGTTTTGTGGTGTGTTTTTGAGATTTTTGCGATGCTGATCGCAAATTTTGGTAGCGATAGTTGGTTTAAATTGAAGTTTGTTTATTATGGACCTGCCGATAAGGAGGGCGAATTATGAAAGAAGAATTTAAAAAATGGCTAATCTCGCTGAATTGCGAAGGGATTAATAGCTTAGGGGTTAATGAGATAGTGTCGCGCGTAGATGAAGAGTTGAGGATTGTGCGCGCTAATGAGCAGGAGAGGATTGTGCTAGAGGAGTTGATTGCGGAGTTTAAATGTTAATAAAAAAACCGCCAGTGAGGCGGTTTATTGTGGTTGGTATGTCTCCGGCATCAGATCAAACCACGTTAGTGCGCAGTTTGGGTGTTTTTCATCGCTTGATTGATGAGATTTGTTAACGGGACGGCATTTGCTAATGTTGAGATGATCTGAATTTCTTCTTCCGCTTTATGTTCGTCAAAAAGTTCATCAGTGCGATTATCAACAATCACTGTAATGTTTCGCCCGTTTAAATCGTTTCCACTGATCACATCCCCTGATTTCCGCATAACGGCACCGACGGCGCTTGGAGTAGGGGCGATTGCGAGAATCAGTTGATTATCAAGTTGGAAATCAAATGAATAACTATGCCCAGAAATTCCATGCACTTTTGGGGCACGGATAAGTTGGGCGCTTGGCTTCCATAATCTTAAATAATGCTCCACTTCTTCGGCAAGCTCCACTGTTTCGGCAGGTAGCGCAAGCAGTTCTCTTTCGTAGTGCATGAGCGCACAAAGAGCGGAAACAAAATCGGCAATTGTTGTCGCAGCCTGATCAGGACGACAAAGTACGAAAATTTCACCGTCTTGTTCAAGTTGAACATCGGTTTTAGTGCCGTTAAGTTTTTCCTGAAAGCCACGCCAAGCGCGTTTATTTTCCAATAATCCCATGGCTCGGAAATGAAAAATAGATTCCGCTTCGTCAGTAATAAGTAACTTATCACCACACGGGAGTATATAAAATGACAACAGTGAATCATCAGACCAGCGGTGATATGTCTGCACAGCAATAGCTTCCTCGCCGCTTACCGTTTTCACTTGGTAGCAGTTGGAGAATGCTTGTTTCTGTAGCCATTGGCAGTCTAATTTAATCATGTTATTCACTTGGTTGTTTAAGTGGTTTGCCTGTATAGTCTAAATTAATTTTTTCACAAAAGAAAGTAAACCAACTTGTAATATCGTCAAGTTCATATTTGGGATTAATTTTAATCACCCGTTTCCCTATGTGTTCATGCGTGCCGTAGATTGGCATAATCCCATTGTGGCTTGTCACCTTATGCTCTGCGGAGGTTTCTAATTGATAGGCTCTCAATTTCTCTTGCTGTTTACGCTTAAATAATGTTAATACCATCTTCCCTGATTCGGCAATTCGCTTGTGATATTTAAATTCGATTTGTATCACAGCGCCAGGAATTGTCCCGCCTAGTTCATCTTCGGCAGAATTGGGAACGAAATTTATTGACCGCCAAAGCGTGTTGTTTGACTTTGTCCAATTGAGATCTTTTTGGTAAGCCTTCAATAAAGCAATAAATGCTTCCGCTTCTTTGTTTTCTAAACAAAATTTATGTTCATTCAGGATATTCATTTTTTACTCAATATTTACCATTACAACCCGTTAAACTCATATTGTCACGCAATACTATAACGTTTCGACACGCTCTCTTGCTACACCAATAATACGGATTTCTTGGTTGAGCGAGCTTAATGTTGGAAACATCGGATTGAGCGGAACAAGCTCAAAGTGCGGTATGCCTTCTGGTGTTCTCGAGCCAAGCTCTTTGTATTGCTTAAACGTTGCCTCGTTGTCGCCATTGATTGCGGCCACGAATTTCCCCGGAGTGGGCAAAATGTCTGGATCGATTAAAACTAAATCGCCCTCATTAAAACGAGGGAGCATAGATTTTCCTTCAATTCGTAAATAAAACGAGTTTTCAGAGGCGATCACTGTGCTTGGGATCATCTCGTAACCGTCAAATCCTTCAAGCGATCTAATATCTGTCCATAGTCCAGCTTGGACTGAGCTTAATAAAGGGTAGGATATTTGCTTTTCGATTTTCTCAATAGAGGCATTCTTATCGCCATAAGTTAGCCATTCTTTTGTTACACCTAAAAAATCAGACAATACATAAATATTTGCTTGAGTTGGTAGTGTCTCGGCATTGAACCATTTGCTCACGGCCTTTGGCGTTATTTTCAGTATATCCGCAATGATTTTCCCCCTGCCTTTTTCTGGCAAGTTCTTTCTCTTACATGCAATGTCTAGCCGTGCGGCAAAGTCCTGTTTAATTTTTTCTTCAGTAATCATTTTTTTCACCTTTGAACTATTGGTTCAATTATAAATAAAACTTGAAGTACTTTCAGTTCTGCATTATTATGTACTCCAAGTTCATTTAAAGAGATTGTATATGAAAAGCTTAAAACACATTATTGACTCTTTGGGTGCAGCTAAAGTAGCAGATTTATGCGGTATTTCTGTGCGTGCAGTTTACAAATGGCGCGCATCAAATTCTCTACCAAGAACTGAATATACAGGTGAGACCAGATATTCAGAGATTCTATCTCAAGCCTTGGAAAACGGTATTTCTGCGGAAGAGATTAGAAACTTTAGTAATCCCATTAAGTCAGGCTCTGCGATTATCGCATGACTGTAATTTACCAACACTAACCGAAAAGAAAACCATAAAAACAAGGCAAAAATTATGGCAATGAAGAAAGTCATCATCGAAATGATTGAGAACATACCTGGTGGAAAAAGTGCGGTAGCAGGGTTTCTTGGATTTTCGGAGGCGGAATTAAACAATCGTCTTTATCAGACGAAAGGGCAACGCTTTAAAAACGAAGAATTGATTGCGCTGCAACTTGAGTATGGATGCACTGATTTTATCGAGGAGCTTTGCCGTAATGCTGGTGGGCGTTTTGTAAAAGATACCGATGCAGATGATTTAGATGCAGTAGAAATGGCAAATATCCAACTACACGAATTATCAGCTAGAGGAATGCTTTTTGGTGTGTTGGAAGATGCGTTAAAAGATGGCGAAATCACTCCAGGAGAAGAAGATATTATTCGAAAATTATTAAACAAGCATTTAGCTGCAACACAACACTCAATCGAGTGTGTTATTGCGCTAAATAAACGGAAATAAAAAAGCCCCTGCGGTAACAGAGGCTAATTAGTTAATTAGTATTAACGCCCTTTATCAGTCGGAGGACTTCAAAAGATGACTAAATTATCACCTAAATTTAATGAAAATGCAAATGAAAGTTCAAGCAAAACTCAAAAAGCATTAATTCTCAAAGCCTTACAACAAGGTGACCGCTTAACTCATTTGGATGCGGAAAAACGTTTTAACTGCTTACGCCTTGGCGCAAGAATTTACGACCTAAAACAACAGGGTCACAAAATCGAAAGACGAATGATTGTAGTACCTAGCGGCAAATGCGTCGCTGAATACAGATTGGTGGCTTGATATGAAAAATATTACATACAAAGAGCTTACTTTATTGGGGGCGGATCATGAATAGCAGATTTATTCCAAACTCTTTCATTATTCCTAATTCCGTTGTTGATGAATTAATGGCTGACATGAGCGGTGTTGAGCTTAAATGTTACTTATTTGTTGTTCGTAAAACTAAAGGATGGAATAAAGAATGCGATGCAATCTCTTTAACTCAATTTGTTAAGTTCACTGGAGCTGGAAAAACTGCGGTGGTTGATGCGTTAAAAAATCTTGTTGACTTAGGACTTTTAGTTAAAAAAACAGGAGTAAGAAATACATCCGTTTACGCAATCAACTCGTTCGGAAATCAGACTAGTTCGGAAAGTGAACTAGTTCAGAAAGCGAACAGCACTAGTTCGGAAAGTGAACTAGTGACTAGTTCAGAAAGTGAACATACAAAAAACAATAATATAAATACCACTACTAAAAATAAAAATAATAATACACGCACTGCAAAAACAAACGTAAAAGAGCTGCTTGCTGAATATGGTGTTACAGGTCAGCTTGCTGATGAATTTATTGCCCATCGTAAATGCAAAAAAGCGCCAATCACTAAAAGAGTGATGACTTGCATTGCAAATAATGCTCGCATAGCTGGAATTGAAACATCGTTTGCGATTGAAATTATCTTGGCAAGAGGTACTTGGGTTACGTTTGATGCAACTTGGAATTGGCAATCAACCGCCTCTTCATTGCGCAATGAAAAAGCCAAAACAGGTAAATTTGATGCTCACAATGGTTTAAGAGATAGAGATCTTGGAGAAACAGAAGTTCCAAGTTGGGCTTTAGACGGTAAAGACGGTGAAAGCGAGGTGTAATCATGGATAAAAGAGAATTACAAGAAAAGCTAATCAGTCTTAAATCAGAGTATAAAAACGCAATCAACGGATTGCCGGTGGCTGAAAATCTACTGCCAAGCCAACAGGTTAAGGCGCATTGTCCGAAACACGGCGAATTTACTAAGTATGTAAGAAAAGTTGAATTTTTCAGTAAAACGTTTGAAACAAGATGCCCACACTGTATCAAAGAAGAAATTGAATTGATTGAGCAGCAAATTAGAGATTTTGATAGCGAGAAAAGAAAAGCGAAAATCAAAGAGCTAAAAGATAAATCAGGTATTCCACTAAGATTTGCCTCATCTAACTTTGATAGCTATATCGAAACCGCTCAAAATCGCTTGGCTAAGAAGATTTGCCAACGCTATGCAGATAAATGGTTAGAGCGATTCAAATTAGGCGGTGGATTGGTATTTTGCGGTAAACCTGGAACAGGGAAAAATCATTTAGCTTGCGCCATTGCCAATAGCGTGATCGAAAACCATCAATCCGATGTGTATCTAACCACTGTAATGCGGATTATCCGAAAAGTTAAATCAACATGGGGTAAAGATTCAGATTTAACCGAGGAAGATGCAATTAAATTTTATTGCAGTAAGAGCTTATTAATCATTGATGAATTAGGCGTTCAGTTCGGTACAGAATCAGAAAAAATCATTTTGTTTGAAATAATCAATGAGCGATACGAGCAAATGCGGCCAACAATTCTAATTAGCAATCTGACTGAGGAAGAATTAGGCAAATACATCGGAGACCGCATTATAGACCGAATGAAAGAGGGTCAAGGTGCAGTAATTAAATTTGATTGGGAGAGTTACAGAAAATGATGGAACAAAAATTTGATAAAGATACCTATCCAACTCCATTATCAATTTTTAATCCGCTTGATAATGAGTTCGTCTTTACTTGTGATGGTTGCGCCAGTGCTGAAAATGCAAAAGTGCCTGAGTTTTTTATCACAAAAGAACAGGATTTTTTAACTTATCCGCTCAATGATGAAAGCGTATTTGTAAATCCTCCATATAGCAAACCATTGCCATTTATTGAAAGAGCAGTAAGCCTCTTTGAAAACAATAATTGCCTAGTCGTTATGCTGCTCCCTATCGATATATCCACAAAATGGTTCACTTTGGTTACTCAGAAAGCAACTGAAATCCGTTTTATCGTTGGTGGCCGAGTTAAATTTCTAAATGGTGAAACTGGCAAATATGTTGATGTTTGCCGTGGAAATGTAATTGCAATTTTTAATCCATATCAAAAAGCGATGAATCAAGTTATCCGACACGTTCATATTGATTCATTCGAGAATTTAGAGTGGCGTAAAAAAAAGTAAATCCACTAGACGGAACATCAGGAAGATGGGCAAAAGTAAACGTAAGCAAAAAACGGAAATTTTTGCAGTTAAATATGCCAGTGGTGCGGTTGTAGCTGAAACGGATTATGACCGCAATTTACTCAAGGGGTTGCCAGTTGGAAGTGCGGTAAAAATTATACCAATTAGCAACAATCGGAATTATCAACATCATAAGAAATTTTTTGCATTGCTAGATTGTGGATTTGAGTATTGGCAGCCTGAATTTAGCGTGCTTACGCAAGCAGAAGAATGGATTGCTCAAGCGGTTGCAAAAAAGATAGCGATTGCCGCAAACGATGAAGATTTTTATCAAAGAATAACAAAGCCAATAGCTGATAGCGTGCTTGCAGATGTGCGGTTGAATCGAGAATCAAAGCTCGATTATGAGGGGATGAAAACGCTTGAATCGTATTTAGATCACGTTATGAAAAAAGCGGGTTTTTACGATATTAAGCCGGTTCAAGATGGTGGAACAATCAAAGAGAGATGGTCAATATCATTCGCCAATATGAGCCAAGAAAAGTTCAACAGTGTTTACAAAGGAGTGTATGGCGTAATTTGGAATGAAACACTATGCAACATTTATGAAAGTGAATCTGATTTAGATAACAGAATTGATCAATTAATGGCATTTGGAGGATAAGCGAATGGAATCGCTAAATTACATCATTTTACTATTAGGCTTTATGGCTGCACCGTCTTTAACCTTTATCGTTGCGATCATTTTTCAAAATTATATCACTAGAGTTATTTTCCATTGGACGGCTTGCGTTAGCATGGTTGGCTTTTGGCTTTCGATAGTGATTGGATTTGGTTATTGGTTGGCTAAACATCTTGGATAAGAAACGGTATTGGTTATGAATGACAAAGAAAAATTTGAGCGCACTAAACCAGTAGTAAATGTTGGAACAATAGGACACGTTGATCATGGCAAACATATTATAGCGGCGGCAGTAGCATCAGTATTAGCAAGAATGGCTAAAGAAAATGTTGGAACAACCATGCCGAAAGTATCTTATCCGGTAGAGCGATTTAACAAAAGATCGGTGTATTCAAGAGGAAAATAAAATGGCTAATTTACGCAAGGAGGCGAAAGGGCGTGAATGCCAGGTGAGAATTCCTGGTATTTGCACAGGCGAAAACGAAACAGTGGTATTGGCGCACTATACAAGCTCTTGGCTTAGAGGCATGGGAAGTAAGCCGCATGATATTTTTGGAGCTTATTGTTGTGCAGCTTGCCATAACGCAATCGATGGGAGAGTAAGAACAAGTTATTCCCGAGAGCAATTAAGACTTATGCACGCTGAGGGAGTATTAAGAACAATCAACATTTTACTCAAGGAGGGGAAAATATGTCTGATTGGTTAGAAGTTGCATTACCTTATCCGCCGTCAGTTAATCATTATTGGCGGCATGCACGAAACGGACGGCATTATATCAGCGAGGCCGGCAGAAAATTTAAAACGGAGGCTTTGAGAATTTTACAACAATTTGATCCATTTACAGGTTCAGTGGCGATTTGCCTTGATGTGTACTATCCCGATAACCGAAACCGTGATCCCGATAATATAAACAAAGGGCTTTTCGATAGTTTAGTCGCCTCAGGATTAATACAAGACGACAACAACAAAGTGATAAAAGATTTTCGCAGCAAAAATTGCGGAATTAAAAAAGGCGGAATGGTTGTAGTAAAAATTAGAGGGCTTGAAAATGAGTAAATCAATCGAATTGTTAGTTAAATTACATAATCCAAAATGCGTTAGCGTTGAAACCGCCGGTCGTGGTTGCGTTGCATTACTTTATAAAGAGCAAATTATTTGTGCTTTTGCTCAAGCTGAAAATAAATATATGCTTGGCTATCATTTACTGATGAGCAAATACCGCCAAGAAAAATCCTCAAGAGAATTTGTTGATAGTTATGTTGATGCGTGGTGTGAAGAGTTTGGCCATCCTAAACACGCCTCAGAGGCCTTAAAATATGTTGTTGATATGGTATGTGATTTGCCTTTGCCTAGTCAGTTAAGACATATTAAAGCGTTAAGAAAACGCTATTTACGCTCACAATATGCGCATTTATCAGCCTTAGATAGAGCAAATAAAATAGCTGAAGAAAATGGATTATCCGCTAATAGCGTTGAGGCTCGTCAGTTGAGAATTAGAGAATTAAACGATTTGCGTAAATCCAATACTTGCCCTCGCTGCCGTGGCACAGGTGAAGTCGGTAGAGTGCAAAAACATAAATGCCCTGAATGTGATGGAACAGGCAAATTAAAAGCGACAATTTACCATTTAATGAAATCCATTGATTGCACTGAGGCTTATTTTAAACGCTATCTTTTAGCTTTAGTGGTGGACTTTGAGCGCCATTGTTATGATGAAATGAATTGTGCTGAAGATGTAATTAAACAATATTTGAAAAAGGAATTACAATAATGAGCCAATTTAGAACAACGGATGCGGAACAGAAAATTCATAAAGCGGTTAAAATGTTTATTGAGTTAGTTCTTGATTCCAAAGATGAATTGAAAGTCGATGGTATTCAATTCGGAATTGATTTTGTTGGGATGAGAAGTGAATCAACTGCCGATATTTTTATAGCGTTTATCATCAAAAAAGGCGATAAGGAGTTTGGATATACCCATACATTATCAGCAAGAGAAATAGATATTTTAAGGCCAGAGATACTGGCGAGAGTAATGAAATATAGAGCTAAATCAGCTATTGAAAAAATAAAAGAACAACTTGTCAAAAGTGTGAAGTAGATCACGGTTTGGTAAAAATTAAGCTCCTATAATTAGTCAGATTAGTTATGGGAGTTTTTTTATGAAAAAATTTTCAGTTGTTTTTGCCGCACTTGTGCTTTGTGGTTGTCAATCAGGTGCGCCGTCTTATTATCAGTTAGATTCATACGAATCCATCGTTAAAGAAATGGATTCTATTGTTGCAACAAAACTATGGATTCCAACCAATATCAGAAACGTTGAAACCGTAAATGATCGCGCTTATGGAAACGTGAAATTAGCATCTGATTTTTACTACAATAAACAAGCAACAAGTAAAAAAGATGTATTTAACGTATTGATAAGAGCTGATGTAACGGCTAATGGTGAGTTATTTGGCCGCAATCTATCATTTAGCGAGTTAGATTGTAATGATGCAAGAAATGGCACTGTAAAATTAATATTGCAAAGTATTCCAAGCATAGATGGAAATAAACCAGTTGCCTCAAAAATGACGTCGCTAAAACAGGACGGAGTATTTAATGTGAAAGGTAGAGCATTCTCGCCTGGTGAAGTTTATGAGGAAATTAATAAATACATTACAGAGCAGGATGCCAATAAATCAGTAGACTATGAAATGTATAAACTATCTAATGAGTTTAGAAATATTGTTTGCTCAAATAATTAATAAAGCCTTTTATGAACAGTGCTTTTTAGCTAACGTGAACAGTGCGAATATTAGATATTTATTGACTTTTTGCTAATTTTGCACTAATATTCAGAAAAATGACCGAGGTGTATTTATACATCTCGGTTTTTTATTATCAATCGTGGGATAGCCTAAAAGATAAAACTGGCTTTAATCCGAAATGTTAATTGCAAAAGCTATCTCCTTATCAAAATAAGCTCGCATATCTATGCGGGCTTTTTTATTACCTATCAAACGACGAGGGAAATCAAATGCCTATGAAAGATCCAGATGTATGGGCTTTAATTTGGGCGTGGTTACAGGTCAACATTGGGAATGGGTCAGTTCAAAGCGCCGGCGCCGCTGTTGCAATGTCGCTTTTAAGAATTGGCTTTATGCGAAAAAAACCATCCTTCCGCTATATGTTGATTGATGCAGCTATTTGCGCATCTATTGCTGGTGTAGCTGTTCCAGTTTGTACCCATGTATTCGGTCACGCCGATTTTTCAGCGTTTTTCGGAACGATGATTGGATTTATCGGCACGGAAAAAATCCGTGAATATTTATTCAAGTTCATTAATCGGAGAATTGAAAAAGATGATGCACATTTCACAGACGACGTTCAATAAAATTTTCCCTAACGCAATCGCTGGAATCTATAAAGCGATATCAGACAACATTGAAAAAGCTGGGTGCATTACAAAGGCACAACAAGCTATGTTTATTGCTCAGTGCGGGCATGAAACGCGAGGCTTTACACGTTTTTGCGAAAGCATGAATTATTCTGTTGCCGGATTAAGAGAGACATTTCGCAAATACTTCACTTTAGCGCAAGCGCAAAAATATGGATATGTAAAAAATAAAGCCGGTGTGGTTATTCAAAAAGCCGATCAAGCATCTATTGCTAATATCGCCTATGCAAACCGCATGGGTAACGGCAACCAGGCAACTGGTGACGGCTGGAAGTATAGAGGCCGTGGACTACCGCATCTTACAGGTAAAGATAACTACCTCAGATTCCAAAAATGGTTAGGGAAATCAATTATGCCTGAAGAAGTATCAACTGATTTAGATTTAATCGTTAAATCAGGCGTTTGGTTCTGGCTAGATAAAGATTTAGCTAATTGTAATTCTGTTGAGAAAGTCACAGTTCGGGTAAACGGTGGAACAAACGGCTTAGAGGAACGCTGTAAGCTCTATCGTGATTTAATGGTGAGCTAATATGGGTAAATACATCTTTGGCGCACTAGGCGCTTTACTGATTGCGTTCTGTTTCATTTTAAGTCATCAAGTCAATGTTATTAATACGCTGAAAGCAGAAAACGCTGCTCAAGCTAAAACAATCGAATTGCAGTCCGAATCAATAACAAAACTTGAGGCTGATATTGCAGAAAATGAACGTCTAACGTTTGAAATCTCGAAAGAGGACAACAAAACAAGGGAACAAGCCAATGCGATTATTAAATCTATTCCAAAAGCTGACAAGCAAAGTGATGCGTTTAACGCCAATGCTCCTCTTAGCGTTATTGACTTCTTGCGCAAGTAAACCTCAGGTGGTCACTTGCCCTCGATTGCCGGTTGCTTATGTAGCACACTTAGACAAAACTCAATTCTTGGGTGAAACCTATGGTGATATTGCGCAATATGCCGTTGTGTTAAAGCGTGAACGTGATATGTGCTTAAACCGCATCGACAAGATTCGGGAATGGCAAACTGAGAAATTAAGTAAATAGGGCTAATCAATGTTTTTTCCAAAATCAAAGAAGAAACTTCTTGAAGAGGGATTTACTCATCATTGCAAAGTATGGGGAATCCCTTGTTATGTTGGTGGATTAGATGAAGAAGATCCTCTTATCGATACCGCCAACTTTATTCCGAGTTGGGTGTTAGACTTAGCTGATGCAATTTGCTTTACCATGCTAGATTATCAAAATAGAGATAATCCGCATTATTTTAAAGGTTGGTCTATCTATGTAGGCGACCCGCTTTAATTTATTTTTAGGAGGAAAAATGGGTACAACTAAAACTATTGGTGAAGAATTAGTAGGGATTGATTTTAATGTTGGCAATCGAGGCGATGTGCATGAATGTAAATCTCGCTTTGCAGATGCAATAAATCAGTTACAAAAACAGTCATGCTCAAGTCCAGAAAAAGAGATGCTAATTAAAGAAGCTCAAAAACGCATTATCGATGCACAAATGTGGGCGGTTAAAGCTATCACTTGGGATTTATAATTAAAATTCACTATGCCCGCTTAATTGCGGGCTTTTTTATATATCGTTTATGGCAAGAAAGAATTGGAACGCACTTCAAATAGAATACATCAAGTCTTATGCAAAGACTGGTGTATCTGTAATGGAATGGTGCAGAAAGAAAGGATTGAATTTTGCCACTGCGAAACGCTATATCAAAAAGCCTGAAACAGCATTCGCACAGTTAGAAGAAAACAAACAATCCGATATAAGAGCGAAAGTAGAAATAAGTCCAAAAGAGGCTGAAACTGCGAAAAGCGTAAAAGTATCAGAAGTTATTGATATTAAAGATGATTTAACTGAAAAATGCGAATCTAACTGCGAAAGCCAATCTGAAACTGCGAAACCAACTGCGAAACCGTCTAGATTCTCTTCTGAATTACAATCTCAAAGAAGAATAAAGCATGGCGGTTACGCTCGTTACTTTAAAGATAAATCAGCCTTTGATGTTGTAGTTGATTTTAGCCTTAAAGACGAGATTGATTTAATGCGCCAACGTGCTATTGCATCAATCGAGAATCTTGAAAAGTTCACTGCTGATTTAAGTCACTGTAAAACGGCTGAAGATAAAGAAGTTACCTATAAGCTAATTAACGCCGCTCAGAACGCATTAGATAGAGCGGTTGCACGAATTGAGAGTTTAAGCCGCACAAATAACGATATTGATTTAGTGCTTGAAACAATCGAATTAAGAAAAGCTCAGACGAAAGAAACCTTGCTTAAAGCAGATAAGCTCGCACAAGAGTTAGGCGCAAGAGCAGCAAGCAAACACAAAGTGGAATACACAATGGATTTTACAGGCGGCGATGATGAAGATTAATTATATCGCCTCGCCAACCTTTCGCCGAGTACATAAATCAAACGCATTAGTAAAGGCAATTCGTGGCCCGATTGGTAGTGGTAAATCAGTTGGGTGTGTAATGGAAATGTTCCGTATTTGCTTAAACCAAGAGCCTAATTCTGATGGTGTTCGCCGTACTCGTTGGGCTTGCGTGCGTAATACTTACCCTGAGTTAAAGGGTACAGTGATCAAAACATTCCAAGACTGGATTCCTGACAGTATTTGCCCGATTAAATATGACAGTCCAATCTCAGGATTGATGAAAATCAATCATCCTGATGGCAAAACAACGGTTGAGGCTGAATTTATGTTCCTATCCATGGATAAGCCAAAAGATGTTAAGAAATTAATGTCACTTGAGCTTACAGGGATTTGGATAAACGAGGCTCAATTCTTGCCAGTATTGCTTGTTACTGAGGCGGTTACTCGTACAGGGCGTTACCCGAAAAAGAGCGTATTAGAGGGATTTGATGGCGCAACTTGGAACGGCATGATTATGGACACAAACTCGCCTGATGACGATCACTGGTGGCATGAATTTGAAACCGCCGTTGATGAGGAAACAGGCGAAAGTCTAACGCCTAAAGGATGGGAGTTCTTCACTCAGCCTGGCGCATTAATTGATATTACAGGCATTCCATATAGCTCTTTATCCAATGAAGTTAAAGCCAATATTGAGGCTGGCTTATACGTTGAATATAAAGGGCATAAATTCGTGGCTAATCCACTTGCTGAGAACGTTGAAAACCATAAGAAAGGTTATGGGTACTGGTTCGATAGCTTGCAAGGTCAAACGCTCAACTGGATTAAATCTCGCATCTGTAATGAATTTGCGACAGTACAAACAGGTAAATCAGTTTATATGGATCACTTCAACAAAGAATTGCACGTATCAAAAGATAAATTATTGCCGGTTAAAGGATGGCCAACATTTATTGGTCTTGACTTTGGTCTAACGCCAGCCGCAATTATCGGTCAAGTTGCACCAATCGGACAGTTACGCATCACTGATGAAGTTGTTGCAACGGGTATGGGGATTGAACGATTCATTCGTGATCAGCTTTCAATTCTACTCAAATCAAAATACAACGGTTGTGAAATTGAAGTGATAGGCGACCCGGCTGGTGTGCAACGTGCGCAAACCAACGAGAAAACGTGCTTTCAAATCCTATTGGAAAATGGCTTTAATGCCCGTCCAGCAGATTCAAACAATACAACAGCTCGCCTTGAGGCGGTTCGTTGGTGGTTATCTCGCTTAGTGGGTAAAGGACAGCCGGCAATGCTTATTAGTCCACACTGTAAAACACTTATCAAAGGTTATGAAACAGGCTATTCATACCGCCTATTAAATATCAGTGGGGAAGATAAGTACACTGAAACGCCGGATAAAAACCGTTATTCGCATCCACACGATGCAAACCAATATTTATGTTTAGGCGCTATGCCTGATTTATTCAAACAACAGATCATCAACATTAAACCACATCAAGCAATCAGTTCATTGACAGGGTACTAAACAATGGCAGAAGAACAATCCGCATTACTCGAGGCGATTACCGCTTTCGGTTCAGAGCTAAAAGCAAAACTTTTAGAACAAATTAAACAACGCCAACCAGTTGTAGAACGTTGGGTGAAAGATATGTATCAATATCGCAACCAATACTCAACCTCAACAACAACGGGCAAATCTAAAGTGTTTGTTGGTTATACCCGTGCGAAAACCGATGCTTGGACAGCTCAAATGACAGATATGTTATTCCCGAGTGATGACAAAAATTATGGTATTTCGCCAACGCCTATGCCTAGCATTTCCAATATGGCAAAACAAACCGATAACGGCAATCCGCAAATGGCTGCTCAAATTGATAATGCTCGTGCGATTATGCAACAAGCAAAAGAGCGTGCGGAGGCGATGGAAAAACTAATTGACGATCAGTTGCTCGAATGCGATTACGCTGCTGAGGCTCGCTTATGTTTACATTATGCCGCCGTATTGGGTACAGGTATTTTGCGTGCGCCTATCGTTGATGTTGTGGAATCAAAAGTATGGTCAGAAGATGCTATGGGGCAATGGAATGGCGAGATTGTGGCTAAAACAATTCCGGCTGCTCGTTTAGTATTGCCGTGGGATTTTGTGCCGGATATGACCGCATCCACAATCAAAGATTGCCAATTCGTTTTTGAACGCAGTTACGTTACGAAAAAACAATTACAGTCTTTAGCTAAAAATCCATACTACTTGAAAGATAACGTGCTTGAGCTTTGCGAATTAGACGGCTCAGATACGAAAACAGCAAGCTCAGATATGGATGGTTATGTTGATACGTTGAGAACGTTATCAGGCTTAGAAACACAGAGCAAAGACAACCGCTATGAGCTATGGACTTATCATGGCGGCATTCCATTGAGCGTATTAGAGAGCGCCAATTCTCAATTAGGTGAGGGCAATAAGCTCAATATTCCGAACGATGAAGAATCAAAGGCGGCTAATCTTGAAATTGATGGCGTGATCGTGATGGCGGGCAACGGTAAGATTTTAAGCGTAAATCTCAATCCGTTAGATTCAGCCGAATACCCTTACTCAATTTACACTTGCGAGCCTGATGTATGCTGCGTATTTGGCTTTGGTATTCCTTACCTTTGCCGTGATGCACAAGAGATTTTAAATACCGCTTGGCGAGGCATGATTGATAACGGCGTTTTAGGTATCGGGCCACAAGCAGTCGTGAATAGCAGTGTATTAAGTCCAGTGGACGGCTCTTGGGAATTAGCTCCCTATAAACTATGGCGCACTACTGACCGAGCAACAGCCAACGCAACGATTGAGGCTCAAAGAGCCTTTGGAATCTTTGATATTAGCAGTCGTCAGCAAGAATTTGCCAATATCATTCAACTTTCAAAATCATTTATGGATGAAGAAAGTGGATTGCCAATGATTTCACAAGGCGAGCAAGGACAGGTTACGCCAACGCTAGGCGGTATGTCTATGCTAATGAATGCCGCAAATGCAGTACGCCGCAGACAAGTGAAAGAGTGGGATGATGCAGTCACTAAACCATTAATTCGCCGATTCTATGAATACAACATGGCAATGAGCGATGATCCGAATATCAAAGGCGATATGCAGATTGTTGCTCGTGGTACATCAGCGCTATTGGTTAAAGAAACTCAAACAGCACAGATTATCGATATTTTCCAAAAGTTCGGTCAGCATCCGCAATTAATGTATGCCTTTGACTGGTACGATGGCGCTAAAACATTGATGCAATCAATGAGCATGGGAACGCAAACCATGCTTATCCCTCGTGATGAGTACGAACAAAAATTACAGGAAATGCAAGAATCTCAAGCATCACAACCGCAAGATCCTGAAATTCTAAAAGTACAAATGCAAATGCAGATTGCACAACAAAAACAACAGCACGAAATGCAGTTGGAGCAGATGAAAATTCAAAGTCAAATTCAGATTGAGCAAATGAAAGTTCAAATCAAAGAGAAAGAGCTTGAAATCAAAATGCTCGAAGTGCAAATGACACAACAATCACAACAAGCACGCCTAGATTTAGACGAAAAACTAAGTACGGCAAAACTCACAACCGATTTACAACTTCAAACTGGTAAACAAGCAATAGATTTAGAGAAATTTAAAACAGAAGTGGCATTGAAGAGTACGCCGCTCGCTAATCCAGCCGGTAATTATGGATTAGACAAATAACAGGCCGCAACTTTAAAAGTGCGGTCTTTTTTTATCACTAAATTTTAAGGGCAAATATATATGAGTTTCTACCTTTCCAATAAAGACTACAAAGAAATGATCGGCATTATCAGTGGCGATACAGGTAGCAAGAAAGGAAATGGCGCATCAACCACTTACCTCGATACTGAATTAACAGCGCAAGAGCCTAAAAAACAGCAAGGCATTGTGGCTGATACGGTTGATGCAGTGCAAATGGGTGCATGGAAAGGCGTTAGTGATATTGCGCATGGTGTTGGCGCTTTAACTGGTGCAGATTGGTTGCATGATATTGGTGATTGGGCGGCTAAAGGTGCTGATGAAAACGTTGCCTCAATGTCAGATGAAATGAAAGCCGCTTTAAATCAAAATGCGTTTGATGGCGAGGGGCAAGGCGTGCGCAATTTGCGTTGGTGGGCTGGTAATTTAGGTTCATTAATCGGTCAAAACCTTGATACAGCTTTAACGCTTGGTGCGGGTAAAATTGCAACGATTGGTGCAAAACAAGCCGGTAAATTATTGCTCAAAAAAGAAGTGGCTGAAGAAGTGGGCAAAACAGCCATTGAGCAAGCTGCTAAACGTGGCATTCCGAAAAAATACTGGAACATGGTTGGTATTACAGCAACAATGTCAGCGATGTCAGGTGGTGGCCGTTATGGTCAAAAACGTGATGAAGTCATGGGCATGACCAACGAGCAATTAGCTCAGATCCCGCAATTCTCAGATGAATATTATTCCATTGCAGATAGCGATGAGGGCAAAGGTAAAAGCACAGATGAGCTTTACACAATGGCGAAAAAATCCTTTGCTGATAAAGTTGGTCGTGATGCAGCGTTAAATCCAACGGCTATCGCAACAGATTTAGTGACAAATGCAGTCAGTGGTCTTGGTGGCGGATTTTGGGGTTTAGGTTCGCCGGCTAAAACAATCAAAGGCGGTTTATTAAAAGGTGCGGCAGTTGAGGGTGGCACTGAGGCTATTCAAGGTATTGGCGAACAATACGCCTTAAATAAAGCAGATCAGGACTATTTAAATCCGAATAAAGATTTAACTGAGGGCATGGCTGATAATGCTATCAATGGTGCAGTGCTTGGTGCAGTCTTTGGTTCGGCTATGGGTGGACTTGATACTCACACTGATAGAATCGCTTTCAACAATCAAAAACGCACACTCTTAAATCATATCAATACTGGCAATGATGCAGTTGATAGCCAGTTAAGAAACTATGTTGATATGCTCAATCATGGTGCAACCGAATTAGGCGATTTAGTATCAGCTAGTCGAGTACAGGCGCTCAATAATGCGGGCATTGCAACAGCTAAAGCACGACAAGTTGCAGAAGAGGCACTTGCAGAACAACAAGCAAAAGCAAAATTTGAATCAGACTTCTTTGATGAAGAACAACCACAACAAGAAACAACCTCCACTTTCAAAGTTGATCCGAATTTAGAACGTGCGCTTGAATTGCATTCAATTCTTGGTCAATTCAGAAAAAATGACTTATCTCGTGCGAATGAGTTTATTGATACGCCAACCATTTTCGCAGATGAACAAGCTCGAAAAGATTATGTAATCGGTCGTGCGTTTGATGAAGTGCGCAACATTGCTCAATCATACGGCATTGATCCGAAAGACGGTAAAGCTATGCGCCGTTGGTTAGAGGATTACGCAGAGAAAGCGAAAGAATACGCCAACGATGATCCGCAAGCCGTTGCACCAGTAAGCAATTTACAATCATCAGCTAACATTGCACCTGAGTTCAGAAATGGCGTTGTAAGCGGCGCTAACGATGAGATTGATGTTGGCAATGGTAATTATCAACCTTTCCAATATGAAGTCGTAGATGCAAGCACGCTTACGCCTACACAACAAAAAAATGAAAACCAATTCCGTGACCGTGACAGAGCATCAAGCCAAGCTCAAATTAATAACATTGCACGAAATTTAGATCCTCGCAAACTTGCCTCAAGTCCAACAATGGATGTTGGCGCACCGTTATTAGCCTTAGATGGTAAAACAATTATTGCTGGCAATGGTCGTACAATGGCAATTCGCCAAGCCTATCAAGAGGGTGGCGCTGATGGTTATCGCCAATTTTTACAAGATAATTCAGCACAATTTGGCATTGACCCGGCTCAATTAAGTGAAATGGAAAATCCTGTATTGGTTCGCCGCTTAACTTCTCCAGTTGATATTGCTCAAGTGGCCATCAATTCCAACGAGCAAGGCGGTATGCGAATGTCAGATTTAGAGCAAGCGAAAGTAGATGCTCGCCGCTTGCCAAGTATGGATAATTTTGTTGCAAACGATGACGGTGATATTAACTCAGCAGATAACCAATATTTCATTGGTCAATTCATTAAAAATCAACCTGAGAACGTGCGTAATGAATTATTAGATAGTCGAGGTAATCTCAGTCAAACTGGCGTGCAACGTATGCGCAATGCAATGTTGTATGAGGCGTATGGTGACAGTCAAACATTATCCCGCTTAATTGAAAATACAGATCAGGGCGCAAAAAACGTATTGAACGCCTTAACCTCTATTGCACCTAAAGTTGCTCAAACTCAGCAAGGCATCAACAGTGGCAAATTATCAAGCGATGTAAACATTTCAAAAGATGTGATCCAAGCCGTTGAGAAATACAACCAACTCAATGCACAAGGATTTAAAATCAGTGATTATCTTGCTCAAGAAGATTTTGTGGGGGATTTATCGCCTGAGGCTCGTGAAATTCTGACAATCTTTGATGAAAACCGCAGAAGTGGTAAACGCATTGCGCAAGTGTTAGGTTCATACTTTAATAAAGCTGAGGTTCAGGGTGATACATCAATCATGAGCCTATTTGGTGAAGATGCAACATTCGACAGATTAGGCACTTTACAACAAGCCAAAAACGTAAGTGATGATTATCGCTATTCATTCGCCGGTGAAAACGCACAATCAAGCACAGATGCAGTGCAACAAGCTCAAGCAATCCTAAATCAAACCTTTGGCAAAGCGGCAGAACATATTGAAGTTGCAACCTTTGCGAATCCTCCAAAAGATGTGCGCCATTTGATCACTTCTGATGTAGAGGGATGGTTTAATCCTAAAACTGGCAAGGTTACATTGATTGCAGACAGTATCAATGCAACCAAAACAATGAGCAAAGAAGAACGTTTGCAATTCGTTGCGTGGCATGAAATGGCGCATCGTGGAATCAACGTTGGCTATAAAGGCTCTTATGACAGCTTAATGAAAGAAGTTGGCAAAAACAAAGCGATTAGTCAGATCGCTGATGCTATTCAAATGCAACGCAAAAACACTGATGATTTAGCCGCAACCAATCGATCCGTTGCGATTGAAGAGGCTATTGCAGAAATGATGGCCGCACACGAAACAGGCAAATGGAATGAGCTTGAAAGTCGCTATGGCGTAGAGATTAAAAAAGGTCAAAGACAATCTACTAAATCATGGTTGTCAATGACCGCACAACGTATCAAAGACTTCTTATCAAAATTCTTTGGTGTTGAGCGTGCAGCGCAGTTTTCTGATGAAGATGTATTGAATCTTATTTCTCGAATTAAATCTAGCTCGCTAAATGAAACAAGTGATATTGGCGATGTGCGCTTTAGTCGAAATGAAGAATTAACTGAGGAACGCTATAACCAAGCAAAATCAAAAGGCGAAACCGAGCTAACATTCAAGCAATGGCAACAAGTGCGCTCGCCTGAGTTTAAAGCATGGTTCGGTGATTGGGAAAACGATCCTGAAAATGCAAGTAAGGTTGTAAATCCTAAAACTGGTGAGCCGTTAGTGGTTTATCATGGAACATTAAATAATTTTAATATATTTAACAATGATAGAGGCGTTCATTTTGTATCTGACGATCCGAAATTTGTTGATAAGTTTGTCACGCAAAATGGCGGAGATTTTGCTGATGGTGCAAATGTTATGCCGTTATTTATTTCCTCCAAGAATCCCTTTGATTACACTAACAAAAAACACGTTGGTAAACTTTCGGTGATGGCCGGTTTGAGTTCTAGCGCTGTTAGTGAAATAAAAAAAGGTAAATGGCAACGGATAGAGGATAGAACAATCATTGAATCAATCAAAGACTTGGGATTTGATGGTTTTTATGTAAATGAGGACGGAGTTAAAAACTTAGCTGTATTCAACTCCAATCAAATTAAATCAGCATCCTCTAACACTGGCGCATTTTCTAAAGAGAACGATGATATTCGTTTTAGCAGAAAAGGCGAATCAGAATATCAACGTGATTTAATCGTGACACACAACATCAGTGCAGATGGCATTATGCACGCTGATAAAATTGGCGGCTTACCACTTGCATCCGTTGCAGTGGCAAAACAAAGCAATCCATTAACCAGCTTTGGTGAAGTCACTTTAATTGGTAGTCGTAATTACATCGATCCGAAAGGCGTAAATAAAGCTCAAGTTTTCGGTAGTGACATTTATTCGCCTCGTTATCCTCGAATTAGTTATGAGTATTCAGCGAAAAATCAAAAAGCATTATTCAATCGTTTTGAAAAATCAGCAAAAGAGATTGAAGATAGCTCCTTTGGTTATGATTTTACGCAAGGATTAGAAGATACTGGCGCAAAACAAGCGATGCTTAATAGTGATGCGGTTAAATATCAGTTCTTGAAAGAGCATAATATTCCGTATAAAAAAGCCTATCGAGATATTCCGAAAAGCGTACACGCTGATTATCCATCCATTCAGAAAGCAATTAAAGCCGGCATAAGCGAGGAAGATATTTCATCCATCGAAAGTGCGGATAAATTTGAGGGCTTATTCAGAGAATTTATCAAGGATTACATCAAAGATATTGAGGGCAGAGTACCTCCATCGCCGTCGCTTAAAAATGTGATTGTGCGAGCAAAACAAGCCTTGGATGGGGATAAATATGCAGTTCGTACTTTTGCCGAATCAAGAGTAAAAGAGGGATTGAAATTACAGGAATCTAAGAAAGTATTAGATCAACCTGAAACCTTATCAAATATGCGAAAAGCGGTTAGCGAGCATGAAGATGCTTTCCGTAATTATGTTGATAGCATCGTTGAAACCATGCCAGTTAAAGAGAAAATTTGGAATGGTACTGATGGTCATGGCCGCAATAAATACGTTGCGCATACCATTGAAAACGTTGTTAAAAAACTCAAAAAAGATTTACGAGGTGGCGAATCATTTAATTATGGAATGCCTAACGTGCGTGCAGCCGTTACGCCTAAGTTTAAATCTATTGCTGATATAAAAGCCAATAAACATCGAATCGTATCTAAAGAAGAATTTGAAACCGCAAGAGATGCTCTCAAAAAAGAGGGGGATTCATTAGCGAACAAATTAGGTGTAAGCACTTTAGATATTTACGATGTGTTATGGAATGCGGTTGATGAAAACACTTCAAAAGCATTTGGCTATGCCGGTATTAAAGACACTCAAGAAAACAGAATGGCAGTTGATGCGTTTTTAAATAAACTCAAAGCATTGCCAACTGAATATTTTGAGGGTAAAGCGAAAGATATTACACAATTCAGCAACTTTGCTGGCGCTGTTGTGCCTGATAACCTTGCTAAAAATGCCTATGATATATTGGAAAAATCAGGAGTGAAGATTTTTACCTATGATTCCACCAATCCTAATTCAAGAATTGAGGCAATTAAACAAGCGACAAATCAATTAGATGAAGAGCGTGGCGGGGATATTTTATTCTCTCGTGCAAATACAATGCAATCCGCTCTTGATTTAGCAATGACAGGCGTGGCAGATAGCGAGCCTAGCGCATGGGATAGCTTAAAATCTAAAGACTTCTCAGGATTTAAAGAGCGTTTTAATCGTGCAGTTGGTAAAGTTGATGAATGGTTAGCTGATAGCTTGCGCCCGGTGAATGATTGGATTGATTCAATGCACCTTGAAGATCAAACAGGCAACACTAGCAGCCGTGACCATGAAAAACGCCGTCTAAAAGATGCTATGTATGTGGCCAAGGGAAAACGTGATGCAATTAACTCAGAATTGGAACAAGCATATTTGAAACCAATTCTTTCAAAAATTGCCGCACTTTCTAAACAAAGCCAAAATAAAAGTCATCCGATGGATGAATTAACAATGAAAAGAATGGTTGGCAACTGGATTTCAGCTCGCTATTCCATTGAGAAAAACATTGATTTATTAAATCGTGATGAAAAAGTAATGCGTGATACAAAACGCTTATTGGATAACGCTAAACAAAACGGTACAAGTGCAGAAGTGCGCCGATTACATGAGGCTTATCTAAAAGCAAAAGAGCAATACGATAACCGTAAGGCTGATATTTACAACACGGATTACAAAAACAAAGGCAATCGCTTTAAAGTTGGGGTTGCTGGCGGTTGGTCAATTCCTGAGGCTGAATTGATTATGAGTAATACAGAAAAACATATCAGCCGCTCTAATTTGGAATATGTAGCCGATCTAGTTTACGATCTTAATCAATCAAGATTAGATGTTGATCGTGCGAGTGGTCGATACACTGAGGCTGAGTATCAAGAATACAAGGCTAATCGCCATTATGTGCCTTTAACTGGCGATCCGAATGCTGATGTAGATGTTGATATTATCTCAGGCGCTGGCTCAAATGCACTCAATATTGCACGAGATAAAACATTGAAAGGTCGTACAAGTTCTGAGGCTGAAGATGCGATTGATGCTGTTTGGAAGTCAATCGGCAAATCCACCACCTATGCCGGTTTTGCTGAGTTTAAAGCTAGAATTGATGACTTGTTTGAAACAGAAGTGGCTTTATTGAAAGATAAAGGCTATTCCGATGCTGAGGCAAGAGAACAAGCAACCGCAAATTTAGGTATTAGTAAACGTAAAATGCAAGGTTTAACACGCTCAAGCGACAACGTGCTTATCCGTAAAGAGGGCAGTGATTATTATGAGTATGAATTGCCAACTCAAGTGATGGAATCATTGCGCAATGACAACGTTGAACACGCCAATGCTTTCTTGAAAGTAATTTCTAAACCGACAGGATGGTATGCTCGAGGCGTTACTCAATGGACTGTTACGTTTGCGCCAATGAATATGATGCGTGATACTTGGGAAAAATCAGAATTTATCCGAGTGCAAAAACTTTACGATAAAAATAATCGTCTAGTTGATAGCAAAACAATGGATAAAATCGGTCGTGATACCATTAAAAATGCCTTTACTGATAAAGAAGTATGGCAAGCAACTAAACGCCTTGGATTCGGTCAAGAATTGCGTGATAGCGTGCCAGTAGAGCGAATGTTAAAACAACTTCTAAAAGAGGGGGGAGTATCAAACTATGGTACTTATCTCGATAAATCAGAAGTTGATTTAGTTAAACGCTTACGCAAAGAAAATAATCCACTAGCCGGCAAACTTGAAAAAGTTGGCAAGGTGTTTGAGGGTTACAATAAGATGTTTGATACAGTATCAGCGTTAGCATCCTATAAAGCATTAGTGGAGAATGGCATTGATTCAAAACAAGCGGCGGCAACAACGCTCGAATTAACCAACTTCCGCAAAACTGGCTCAAAAATGCGAGGCATTAAAGCGTTGTATATGTTCTCACAACCAACTGTAATGGGTGCGGCCAACTTAATGCGTTATCTATCCACTCGTAAAGGTCAAATCCGCTTTGCTGCATACATGGCTGCAATGACTTCACTTTACACTGTATTGCGCTCAATGGACGATGAGGACGAGGGCGGCAATAAAATGGATCAGCTTGGCGACATCACTCGTTATATCCCGATTCCACTTGGCGGGGGTAAATACTTCAAAATCCCGGTTGGTTTTGGTATGGCGCAAATGGCGTGGAATTTCTCCACAAACATTGTAAAAGGTGCGGTTGGTGATATTTCATTGACTGAGGCGGGGGCAAATATGCTCGTCCATTCATTGAAAACATTTTCGCCAGTATCTCCATCTGAAATTTCAGCAGCGAAATATCCTATGGAAAAAATCACTTTAACCGCAACGCCATCAATCTTGCAGCCAGTGATGCAAAACGTTTTAAATCGTTCCGCTTTTGGTAATAAAATCACAACTAATTATGTGCGTGATGATAAATTAAAAGCCGAGCAATCTAAGGCGACAACCGCTCAATTTTGGAAAGATACCGCTATCGAGCTTAATGATACATTAGGAATCGATATGCACCCTGAGCAAATTAAAAACTTGTTTGATGGGTACAGCTCAATGCTTGGTAGTCTTAAAGAGCTAAATACTGTATTCGTTGAAAATCCGAACCGTGAAGATTTAGGCCGTAAAACTCGCACGCCATTCCTAAATCAATTTATTGGTACAACAAACGAATTTGCGATTCAGAGCCGATACTATGAGGCGAGCGAAGAGGCAAAAAGCGTTTATAACGAATACAAATCTCGCAAAGAGCGCAATGAATTAGGCGATTGGTTAGATGCTGATAAGATGAAACTTATCAAATTCCATGAGGAAGAAGAGAGCATCATCAAAAAAGCAAGAAGTGAAAAAGCTAATCTTACTCGTGCATTGCGTTCAGGTAAAATCAGTGCGGTCGCTTATGAAAGTGGTATTAAACGATACAATAAAGAAATGAGCGGCGTACAAGCACGATTATTGCGTAAATATCGACAAATGGAGGGATTAAATACACACTAATCCATTGACATTTAAAAATATTTGCAGTAAAATTCAACAAAATAGCCGAATTGTAGAAATGCAATTCGGTTTTTTATTGGGGATTTTATGCAGAAATTAATTTTATCAAGCTCAACAGATAGAAATTATCTAGTCTCCTACCTAAATAAACGGATCGATGAGTATTGTCAGGATTTATGCACTGAGGGTTTAACGCCTCAGCAATACAATATTCTAAGAGGTCAGATTAAAGAATTAAGAAGTTTAGTATCAGATCTAAACGGTTAAATACAAGCCCGCTCAATGAGTGGGCTTTTTTGTTATCAACGAATTATCACAAGCCGCTATATGCCGCTTAATGAGGTAATAAATGGAAAATCAAGACACCACAGAATTTAATGCTGATGCCGCTTTCGATGAGGCCGCTAATCAACTTGAATCAGGTGGACTAACTGCTGAAGTTGAACCGTCAGTCGCAGATGAAACCAAACAGCCAGCGCCCGATCAACGCATGGAAGATACTACTCAAGAAAATATCCCGCAACAGCCGGATGAAAAAGAGGAAGTATTGCCTGAATGGTTAGCAAATGCCACTGATGAAGTGAAAGACAATTTCCGTTTGATGAAAGCAGAAAAAGAGAGATACGAACACATGGCTAAATCTCAACGTGGCCGTGTTGGCGCTCTCTCTAAGAAATATCAACAGGCACAAGCCGCACTGGAGCAGTTTAAGCAAAACCAATCTACCTTTGATGGTGAATTGGAAAGTTTGCGATCAGACTATCCAGAAGTTGCTGAGTTTTTATCCCGCTTTATTGCCGGACAGAATCAGCGCCTTAATGATATTTCAGCGCCGATTGCTCAGATGGTCGATGCAAATATGCAAGATTTTGCGCAGCAACAACTTGATAGCTCAATCTCTTTAGTTACTCAAGTCGTTCCTGATGCAAACGACATTTTAGGCGATCCGATGTTCCATAGATGGGTAGATAATCAACCAAAAGGCATCAAGGCATTGTTTAAATCAGACGATCCACAAGATGCCATCTACTTACTCAATGAATACAAAAAGACTGCCGCATCAATCTCAGAGCAACGGAATAAACGTTCTCAACAACTTTCAGCATTGTCACTTCCTACTGGTCGCACAAGTCCAAAAGGCGGTAATGAAGTTGATGAGGAATCGTTATTCAATCAATTCGCTGCTGAATTTGCTAAACAGCGATAAATAAGTTAGTTCATTTGAGGAAAAATTATCATGGCTACAACTAAATATACAGACGGTGACATTTCTCCACGCACAAAAGTTTACGCTGAAGCTAAAATGTTAGCTCACGCAGAACCAATCCTTGTTTTGAATAAACTCGGTCAAACTAAACCAGTTCCACAAAACAAATCTCAAACCATTAAATTCCGCCGTCCAAAACCATTTGCACCGGCAACAACTCCATTAACTGAGGGCGTTCGTCCAGAATCTCAAAAAATGGCGTATGAAGATGTGGAAGTGCAATTAAAACAATACGGCTCTTGGGTTGAAATCACTGATGTGATTCAAGATACCCATGAAGATCAAGTGTTAAGCGACACCACAATGCTTTCAGGTGAGCAAGCGGCTGAAACAACTGAGCTTTTAGCTTGGGGCGCAATTAGTGGCGGTACAAACGTTATTTTCGCCAACGGCACTTCTTCCAACGATGTAAATACTGCGGTTAAATTAGAGCATATTCGTGCGGCCGTGCGTAAATTACAACGCAATCGTGCGAAGAAAAAAACATCTATCCTTGATGGCTCAATCAAATACGGTACTAAACCAATTGAGGCTGCATACATTGCGGTATGCCATACTGACTTAGAGGCTGATATTCGCAGCTTACCTGGATTCACTCCAGTTGCAGAATATGGCTCTCGTCAGCCTATTGTTCCGCAAGAGTTTGGCACAATCGAAAACGTGCGCTTTATTACATCGCCTTTATTCACACCTGAAATCAACAAAGGCGGTACGCCAACAGCAACCAAAGTGCTATCTACTGCCGGCGCTAAAGCGGACGTGTATAAAATCGCCGTATTCGGTCAAGATGCTTATGCAACTTGCCCATTAAAAGGTAAAGATGCTGCACAAATTTTAGTGCGCAATCCTGGTAAAGCTGAGAAAGGTGATGAATTAGGTCAAACCGGCTCAGTTGGTTGGAAAACTTGGTGGGCGGGTAAAATCCTAAACGATGCTTGGTTAGTTCGTGTAGAAGTGGCCGCATCATTACTTTAGTTTTAATTCGTAAATAAAAAGCCCTCCTTGTGGGGGCTTTATTTTTTTAGTGAGGACACAATGGCTTATCCATTTATTGATTTAAAAAAAGCAACAAAAGAAGAATTAGTTGCTCATTTGCGTGATTATTGCGGCGTTGAAAAAGACGGCAAAAAAGAAGAGTTAGTTCAAGCAATTCTTGATTTTGAATCAGCAAATGGCATTTTACGCCCTGATGCAGAAGTGCAGTTACAACCGCAAGCGCCACAAGAAACACAAGGCGATATCCCATTGTTAGCACATAAGCGTGTACGAATCATTATTGCGCCAAGCGAAACCGAAACCGGCGATGTTTATGTCAGCATTGGCGATTGGGATGCGTTAATTAAGCGTGGTGAAGAAGTATCAATCCCTGAGCCGGCATATCAGCTATTGGCTAAATCAGGTGAAACTCGCTTTAAACAAAACCAAGACGGTTCATTGACTGAATACTTTGCAACTCGATTCTCAATTACAGTATTAGGTGATGAATAATGAATTATCTTCAACTTGCTCAACGGTTACGCCGTGAAATGAATGATACAGGTGATGGCCCATTCGGCGTATCCGATCAGAAAGGTCGTAGTCTAGAGTATGTTGATGCAGTTCGTGAATCGTGGCTAGATATTCAATCTTTGCGTGATTGGAGTGAGGATTTTTGGGGTGATGGATTCTCTTCTAAAAATCCTCAAGTTCTTGAAGAATCTGCTGATACTCCTTTCATTCCTGAAAAATTCCATGTGGCTATTGTGTATTACGCAATGCAAGGAAAAGCCTTATCGCAAAATGCTCAAGAGTTAATTTTGCGTGGGCAAAATGAATGGGATAAATATCTGCACTTACTTTGTACTCAATTCTTACCAACTCCATCATTAGGCAAATAAATGGCACAGTTACCGAGAAATCAATCACAGTTTATCGCTATTAGCGGTGGGATGGATCTATCTACTCCTCCAATCGCAAAGGCTAGTAGTGATGCGGTTAGTACGCTAAATGTGCAGCCTATTTATGGCGGTGGTTTTTCTAGAATTGAGGGATATGAATGTTTGGATGGTAAAACAGTTCCATCTCAAATGACTTATGCCGTGTTGCACGTTGGAAATATCGCCAATAAAGAGCAATTTCACAATAAGGCATTCACTCATAGCGGTAAACAATACCGCATTATTGATGTATTAGATGATGCCTTTATTGTTGCGTTTTTAAAGCCAACAACAATGACCAACGGAACAAGTTTTTCTGTTAGTGGTGTTAGCTTTACCGCAAGTTATGTAAATAGTTCTATTGATGGTGATTTTGCTGATGATTTAGCTTATCGAGGAAAAGCATTTCAGTTAGGTGTTGATGCTGTATTTCCAGTTCCAGGAACAGGAAAGATTCGTGGCGTTGTAGAGCTGGATAATCAGCTAATCGCCTTTCGTGATGATGGCGACAGATGTGGTGCATTTATCAGTTCTGATAATAGTTGGACGGTTGCTCAAGCAACGTATATTGCAAAGTTAAAAAACTTAGTTAAGCCTGAAAATCTATTGGATAACTCAGACTTTACATCGGGCAATGTTAGAGGTGTGATTCATTCAGTATCTTTAGCGCCTGATAGTAAATCGGGCTATGTTGTCTTGTCACAATCTGTTTTAGCTAATCAACCATTACAGATAAATAGCACAACTGTTGCGACAATAGAAAAATGTGACAGGGTTTCGCTAACTAAAGGAAAAGACTGGCATTTTATCTATCACAACTTCTATGGCGGCTCTAATACGCATTATGCCTATGGGTGTAATGGTGAGCAGATTATTGAGGTTCGTCCGAATGGGATTATTATTCCAATTCTAGTGAATAATGATAGTCCACAATATATTTGCGCACATAGAAATCACCTATTTGCATCATTCGCTGGCGGTCAATTAGGGCATTCATTAGTCGGGCATCCTAATCGTTGGGCGGTATTATTAGGCTCAGAACAATTCGGCTTAGGGGATGAAATAACCGCATTATCATCCACCACCGGCGGTGTTTTAATTATCGGTTGTCAAAATAAAACATCGGGGCTTTATGGTTCGGGGCGTGAAGATTGGGTACTGAAAGACATCTCGCCAGTTGGCATAAATCCGAATACGCTGCAAACATCATTCATGCCTATTGCAATCACAAAAAATGGCATCACTCGAATAGATCAAACTGAGCAATTTGGTGACTTCAGATTAAGTGAAATGGATGCAAACCGTAAACTTGCCTTTGATAAACAGCCGTACAATATTGTTTATTCATCCACTAAAGCTAAATCAAACCAAGTTAGATTCTATTCATCTGAGGGGCGGCACTTATGCGTAATGGTGCAACCTGATGGAACAACAAGAAGTACATCTTTTATCTACCCTGAGCCGTTACAAGGACTTTGGCAATCGCCTAATCAAGTTTACATTACTTTTAGCGATGGCAAAGTTTATCGCCAGTCTGACAAATGCTATTCCTTTTCAGGGAAAAGCATAGATTGGACTGTAAAAATGGCATTTAACCATTGCGGGTCGCCAACATTAATCAAAAGTTGGCATAGCGCTGAATTGCAAGCAACAACCGATGGAAAATCAAAAATAAGTTTTCGATTCGATCTTGATTACAATTCAAACTACCATTCAGCCGCACTAAGCAAAGATTTAGAAATTGCTGGTGGCGGCGGTCGTTGGAATGATTCTCTTTGGAATGATTTTCTTTGGTCGGCTGAAGATTATTCAACGCCTACACTTCAATTATCAGGGTATAGCCGAAATATTGCCTTATCGTTTGCTGGCTCATCAATCTACTCTCCACAATTTGAAATCAGTGGACTTATCTTAAACTATATCACCCGGAGAAATTATCGTGTCTAAAAAAAGCTGGTATAAACGCAAACATCAATTTACTCCATACACAAAAGCGGACGGGCAAGCTGTATCTGATGAATTTGATGCAGTTCAAACGAGTTTTGAGCGTATTCCTGAAATGCGAGATGATGGGAAAGGGTTTAAAGACAGTCCATTAATCCCCGAGCCAACCGATCCGATGCACCCTGTTCCACTCAAAATGCTCACTGAAACAGAAGAGAGCGTGAATAATGCGAGAGATGATGTAACGGCTAAAGCTCAACAAGTCGCTCAAAATACGCAATCTGTTGCTGCAAATACTTTGACCGCAACTCAAAAAGCTGATACGGCAACACAAGCAGCGGCATCCGCACAAAGCAGCCAACAAGCGGCTAGTAATTCTGAAAACATGGCTCACAAATGGGCTGCTAATCCAGTTAATGAAGTAGTGCAAGGTGATAAATATTCAGCTTATCACTATGCAATTAAAGCGGCGCAATCTGAAACAACTGCATCGTCAGCCGCAATTACATCGAAAAACAATGCCGATATAGCCACAAGTAAAGCTGAAGAGGCTGCGAAATCGGCTGAAAAAGCTAGAAGTCTAGCAGATGGAGAAGTGGAGTACGCTAAAATACTTCATGTTCCAAGCGCTGATACTCAAACTAGAGGTATCGTGCTGCTCACTAACGATACAGGGTTGGAAAGTGAAAGCTTAGGCTTAACCGCAAAAGCGGGTAAGAAACTAGCGCAAATGATTGCAACAGTGCAAACATCACTAACGAAATATCTTCTTATATCTAAACTTTCATCCAGTATTAATTCAACGAGTGAAGATAATGTAGCAACAAGCCTAGCGGTTAAAAAAGCGTATGATAAAGCCGTTGAGGCCAACAATAACGCAGATAACAAAGTTCCTAAGGATGGCAATACTACAATAAATGGCACATTGAAAGCTGCAAATCCATCAGGATGGAGTGCTTTCCAGTTTGGGGCATCTCAAGGGTATTGGCAATTAGAGGTTCATCCTAATTCGCATGAAGATGCGAATCGCAGATTTAATATGCTATTCATTCCTAATACTGGAAAACGTGTTTATCTAGCATTTCCAGCAATATCAGAAAATGGCGATACTGTTGCATACAGAAGTTGGGCGGTTGATAAATCAGGCGATACGATGACAGGTGATTTGTCATTAAAAAAAGGTAATTATAGTGGACTAAATCTATACAATAATGATGGTTATTATGTTCGAATTGAGGGAAATCCTCACAATGACAATAACTTATTGAAATTAGTTTACCGCACACCAAAGGGCGAAAACATCGCTGTTGCAACTTTACCTAAAAAAAATGGAGTTATCGCTTATGCTGGCGATGTTGTGTCAAAAAGTGGCGATAGTATGTCAGGGACACTATCATTTTCTGGTGCAACAGATAGCTATAGGATTGGTAGTTATACGTGGCGCATGCCTATTAAATTCTCTGGCGACGCAGTTATCGGCAATGAAAAATGCGTAATTGGATTTAACAATAACGGCGCTTTACATTTAGGTGGTTTACCTGACGCTAGTCAATTTAACGCTACATTAGATGGCGAAAAATTTTGGGTGGCTGGCGACGTTAAAACGGCGTTAGGTCGTTCACTAAATAAAGCGCATCAAAATTATTTTAATTTTGTAAGTGTTAAACAATCAGACGGGCTTGGCGGGTTACACATCAATAGACAAGATGGGAAAAGCGCAAGATTTGAGTACAATAATGGCCGCTTTAAGCTATGGAATGAGGGAAAATATGATATGTATTTTCCTGATAAGGGCGGTACATTAGCTCTAACTTCTGATGTTGTTTCTGATGTTCGGTTAGGGGCGTTGGTAACAAAGAGACTTTTCCGTGACTTAAATTCAGAAGGTGCGGTTGGCGCTGGCTATATCGTAACTGGATTCAGAGACATTGGCGATAGATTTGACAATGCAACAGGTGTTTTCAGACCTATCCAAAAACATATAAACGGACAATGGATTACAATTTCTAACGCTTAAAGGATATACATAATGCAATACATTAAGAAATTCACTCCTTACAATCCTGAAGTTAAACCTTTCGGGGAAAGTGCGATTTATCTTAAAGATGAAAATGGGCTAGATTGGTATGAATCACAATCTCAATTCTCAGTGAATACGCTTAAAGTAATGTTTGATGATAGTGGGCTGATTATTTCAAGTTCTCGTGATGTATCATCGCTTTTTCCACTTGATTGTGGCGTGCTTGAGATTGACACTAAAGAGGATAGCTTAAATGGCTTATACGTTATCAACGGAAAATTTGTAAACATTCCTAAACCAAGCGAATTTCACCAATGGAATGGGGTTGAATGGTTTATCCCGGCTGAGAAAAAAGCTGAATTAATCAGAAAGCAAAAAGATGATATTCGAGCAGAGATAAATGCAAAACGTGATGCGTGCGTAAATGGCGGTGTTTTCGTTCCGGCAATTAATAAATGGGTTGATACAGATGATAAAGGCCGCAGTACGTTGGTTGAGATTAAGGCTGATTTTGACTTAAACGGAAAGGATAATACCTATACATTAATTTGTGCGGATAACACTGCTCAAGTGATTCATTTTGAGGAATTTAAGGCAGTATGGAGCGCTGCAAAAACACTCAAAGAGAAAATGTATGAAAATGCCTATATGCACAAACTGCTATTAGAGCAATCAGCTAATCCGAAAGATTATAACTGGTCATCAGGCTGGTCGAAAACGTATCAAGAGCATTTGGAGGGTAAATAATGGTTAGTGAAGAGAAAGTAAAAAAATGGTTTTACCATGTCATTATTGCAATCGATCAGTTGTTTAACGCTATCACTGGTGGCGCTGCTGATGAAACATTGTCAAGCCGTGCTTATCGAGGCGCAGTATTATCGGAGCATCCTCGCAAACGATGGCGTGTAATTCATATATTGATCAATGCGGTATTTTTTGACCGCAATCACTGTAAGGATTCCTATTTCAGTGAGGTTTACCGCCGACAATATACCGATGATTTTCAACAAGAGGCCGCTAAATAGCGGCTTTTTTTTCATTCTTGGGAGAATATATGTCAATTCTAGGATCAATGTCTGATGCGTTAAGAAAACAGCCTAAAGCGCCAACTATTTCGCCAACGCCTGAGAAAGATAATTCTCAAACAATGGCGGGGAATGTTGCCAATATTCTAAATGGCAATTCATTATTGATGAATAGTGCGGTGGCAAAAGGGGAGAGAATTGCGGCTAATCGAGGCTTGCAAAACTCTACTATTGGCGCTGAGGCGGCGCAACGTGCAATGCTCGATGCGGCAATGCCAATCGCAAGCCAAGATACTCAAAATGCTTTTACTGAAAAGCAAACTCGATTACAGGCTGATTTAAATTATCAAAATCAAAGTCGTTTAAATCAAGCACAAAATCAATTCGCCGCATCACAAGCGGAGCTTGATCGTGGTCATCAACGTGGAATGGCTCAGTTGCAAGCTGATTTAAATTACAGCAATCAAAGCCGTTTAAATCAGGCTCAAAATAAATTTGCGGCATCGCAAGCGGATCTTGATCGTGGTCATCAACGTACTTTAGCTCAATTACAATCAGACTTGAATTACAACAATCAAAGTCGATTGAATCAAGCTCAAAATCAATTTACCGCATCACAAACAGCATTAGACAGAAGTTATCAACGTGATTTAGCTAATTTAAATCATGCGAATGAAATGAAAAATCTAAATGCTCAAGTATCAGCGAACACTATCGGCAAATCGATTGATTTTACAATGCAGATCACGAATAACTTTGATGCGCAAATTGCTGCCGTGTTGAATAACACTGCAATGAAAGCCGAGGATAAGCAAAAGGCTATTACAGAGTTGAAAGCCAGCCGAGATTCAGAGCTTAATTTTATGTCAAAATTCATGCAAGGAATCCCGACAACGAAACAAAATTGGTCGTCTTTCCCTAATCTTGGTGTACCAACAATCGGAATTAATTAGGAGGTAAATTATGTCATTTTGGGATAGTGCTTGGAGTGCAGTTAGTGGTGCAGCATCTTGGCTTGGTGATGCGGCTAGTTCTACCGCAGATTGGATGAGCAACAACAAAGAGGCAACAAACCTAATTGGTTCAACCTTGCTTGGTGTTGGTAGTTATTTAGCTCAAAAAGAGGCTAATAAAGACTTAATGAAACAACAACGAGAGCTATTGAATATGCAAGATCAATTAAAATCGCAATATTCAGCAGTGCCGGATGTTGATATTTCTTACAAAACTTTAACCGTTGATAATTCTCCAGGCTTGGCAAACGGTGGAATTTTAACGGAAATGCAAAGTAAATTAGAACGTAAAAATAAAGGCGTTTAATTATGGCTCGATCAGAATCTAAATCAATTAGCGATAGTTTTGGCGAAAGCATGGAGCGAGCCGGCTATGAGCGTGCTAATGATAGCCGAGGCGGTTGGCAAGAGCATGAGAGCAGCGATAACTACGAAAGCACGACAGACAGAATGAATCGTCATCTTGATTCGTATGGTAAAAATAACGGATATACCAACAACTTCAACAATACCTTTAGAAATGGTGGTTTTAGTGGTGGTAATCGTTTAAGCAGCGAAAGTGGTTTTGGTGGGCAAAGTGCTATTAGTAAAAGCGTTAATTCTCACTATCAAAGCAACGCTAATAAATCATTGAGCCAATACAATAATCCAGTTGTTGATCAGAAAAATCTTACAGGTGGATTGTTTGGTAAAGGTGGCGTGCAAGCGCCGTATTCTGCAAGACAAGATTGGGATAATATCAATGCACTCACACCAAAGGATAGAATTAGGGATATAGCTCATCATTATGTCGGCGAAAGTCTTTCTAGAGAGCATAAGGGTAATGCTATTGGTAGCGTTGTTTCATCAATAGTTGGTTCAACGCTTGAGCCAACTTCTATGGCTGAAGCTATCGCATCTGGGGTAACGCAATTAGGATTAACAAAAACTGGCACGGCTGCTGATGCCTTATTAAATAAAGAGGATAAAATTCTTGGGAGAATGACGCCAGGACAAAAAGCTGTATATCAAACAGAATCGCAAAAAGTCAAGGATGCTTTTAGTGAAGATATGGACGGTTGGGGTTCTAAGCTCAAAGGCTGGGGGGCGACTGCTCTTGGGTTTGTTGGCGGAGCTGCAACTGGTGGAGTTGGTACAGCTCCTATTGGCACGGCGGCCAAGGTTATTGCCGATAACTCTCGTTATAATTCAGCGATGCAGCATGCAGCCGATAAAGTTAATTCTCCTGTTCTGAACGAAATGATTATCGAGGATAAAGCTAAAAAAGCGCAAGCGATGAAAGATTGGGAGCAAATGCGAAAAATGGCTGGAAATAGCGAGCCAATAGAAAGCCAAGGCATTTTAGACAGAATGCAAAAACAACTTGGCGCTAATAATGGCACTAAATCAAGCGACAGTATGGTTTACAAAATTCCTCAACTTGTAAACCTTTGGAACAACATTTCAATCAAATAAAAGGATTAAAAGATGGGTATTCTAGATTCAATGGCTCAACAAACTCAAGGTGGCAATCAAGATGTTATGGCTCAAAGTCAGCCTGGTGGAATGATGCAAAATCAGGAGCAACAAGGCGGCAAAGCTCAAATGTATAAAATGCTAATGGAAAATTCCGTTAATGCTATCGCTAACGTTGCACAAGAGCGAATTGAGCAAAAAGGTGTTGAAAAAGGTGTGGCGGATTTAGTGGCAACGGCAATGATCACAAACATTCAAGCCGCTCAACAAAATGGCAAAACAATCCCGCCTCAAGTGATGATGCAAGTTGCAAAAGATTTAGCAATGCAATTATTACAACAAATTGGCGTTCCTGAAGAACAGATTGATGACATCCTTATCGACATTTTAATGGATGCGTTAGATCAATTTGGCGAGGCGACAAACGGCATTTTACCGCCTGAAGAAGAACAGCAATATGTTGATATGATTGGCAAGGCATCAGAGCTTGAAAATCAACGTCAATCACAAATGCAAGGCAATAAACCTCAATCAATGCAACAAGGGGCATAATATGGGATTAGGTGGCATTTTAGCTGCGATGGCTCAAGGACTTGGCACTGGTGTTGTTAAAAATGTAGAGCAAGCCTGGAAAAATGAGGAAACTGATAAATTATTAGATTGGAAAGAAAAAGAATCTGATAAACAGCGAACCTTTGAAAGTGATCAGCTTGATAAAAAGCATCAGCAAGATATTGAGTTGGAGAACATTAAACTCAGCAATAATATTTCTGAGGCAACCGCCATTGCTCGAATTAAAGCTAAATACGCTAGAGCAAGTGGCGGCAGTGGCGATGGAATGAAAGAGGCTCAAAAAAATCTAACTGGTGCAGTTCAAGTGTTAGGTGTTTATGATGCTCAATTAGGTGTGTTGAAAGATAAATTATCCTCAACAGAAGATGCCGCTCAAAGAGAAGTAATTGCTAAACAGATTGATAATCTTTCAAATGAGAGATCTAATTATCTGAAAAGCCCTGGCGTTATATCTGCATTCAAAGGTGGCGAACAAATGGGGCGTGCGCTTTATGTCACCAGTGGCGGCGATATGGATTTATACGATCCTAAACCGAAAGAGGTGGCAAGAGAAGTTAAAGCAACAGTATCTTCCGTTGCAGCGCCGGCAAGAAATATGGTTGATGTAAACAGCATTTCACCGCAACAAGCCGATCAAATTGCAAGACAAAAACGAGAAGAAATTTCTCGTCAGAATTTTGCTAAAGCCTCAGAAGATGCGAAAGAATGGGCGGCAAGACAAGGGCAATACAAAACAACCATGTTTACGCCAAGAACATTCTAAACATAAAAAAAGAGCGGTTAATTTGACTGCTCTTTAATCTTTCTTTTAATTTTCCTTTATTAATCTAACAATCCAGCAATATCTGCCATGTTAGGCGCATAGTAAACGTTTTGCAAGATTCTGATGTCTTTGTGGCCTGAGATTTTAGCCAAAGTCATTACGTCAACCTTTTTCGCTAATCTAGTTAGTGCCTCTCTTCGGGTATCATGAAAATGCAAATGCTCGCACATCGCCATTTTTTTCAATTTTCTAAATGTTGCATCAAGTGATTTTGATTCAATTTGAAAGCACGTTCCAGTATTGCCAACTTCTTCTTTTAACCTTTCTAAAATTGCGATAGCCTTTTTCGATAAAGGTACTCTTCGAGAAGAACCGTTTTTAGTTATCGGTAAATATGCAGTTCTATCCTCAAAATCAACATTATCCCAAGTTAGTCCGCAAATTTCACCGGCTCGCATTGCCGTTTCGATGGCAAATAGCATAGCTGCGCCAGTTCTTGCTCTAACAGTCTTTAATGTATCATGATAGCTGCTAACATATAGCAACCGTTCTATTTCTTCATCAGAATATCGTTGCGTTCTTGGTGGACTTCCTTTTGGTAAGACAAGCCCGGCGGTAGGGTTTCTTTCAATATAATCCCAACGCTCAACCGCAACGGTAAAAATATGCTTAATAGTGGATAGTTCTCGCCTAATGCTTTCACCGCTAACCGATTTTTCCCTTTCGGCAATCCATAATTCAAAATCTTTTCTTGTAACATCACTAATATATTTACTGCAAATAGGGTGTTGCATAAACCTATTAAGCCTTAAAGTTTCGTGCCGCACGCCTCGTTTAGTTGGTGTAATTTCTTTCAAATACCGCTCGACAACATCCGATAGTAGCGTTTCAGGTTGTAATCCTTTCTTTTGTAGGTCTAATTTTCTCTCTTCTTCCAAAGCCCATTGCATTGCCTCGCCTTTGGTGTCGAAAGATTTAGATCTGCGCCCGCCATTGTCATAAACTTGCGCACGCCATTTATTGCCACGCTTATGTATAGTAGCCAT